GATGGGGTTGATTCTTAAAAATAATTACATATATTTATAATAAAAATAAGTTTATAAAATGAAAACAGTTTTATCAAATGAAGAATTAGATTCTTTAAAAAATCTTAAAGAACAATATCACCAAACAGCTTTAACATTAGGAAGACTTGAATTAGAAATTTTTAATTTAGCTGAAGAAAAAGAAAAAATTAAACAACAATTTTCTGATTTAAAAAATCAAGAATTAGAATTAGTTAATCAAATTAAAACCAAATATGGTGAAGGAAGTATAAGTTTAGAGACTGGAGAATTTTCTCCTGTATCCTAAACTTTGAATAGAGTTCACCATATTTATTAATAAAAAACATATAAAACATGGCCGAAACTTTAATATCCCCTGGTGTTTTAGCAAGAGAGAACGATCAATCTTTTGTTTCTGCGACCCCTGCACCTATTGGTGCAGCTATTGTTGGTCCAACTTTGTTGGGTAAAGTAGGTATTCCAAAAATAGTAACCACTTATTCTGATTATTTACAAAATTTCGGAGGTTATTTTATTAGTGGAGGTGCTACTTACAACTATTTAACAGCATTATCTGCATATAATTATTTTAACAATGGTGGCACTAGCTTATTAGTTACCCGTGTTGCAAGTGGTTCATTTACCCCTGCATCAAGTTCTAATGTAAGTGGTAGTACTGTTACTGCTAACAATATTTTTGCATTAGAATTCCTTACTGATGGTATTATTGGTAACAATAGCGGATCAGAATCAACTGGTTCATTACCTAGTGGTAGTTCTTATAATGTTCGTTGGGAGGTCCAATCACCAAATACATCATCAGGAACATTTACTTTATTAATTAGAAGAGGAGATGATACCGCTAATACTCCTATTATTCTAGAAACTTGGTCTAATCTTTCATTAGATCCTAACCAATCTAACTATATTGAAAAAGTAATTGGTAACCAAATTTACAATATTCGTACTGATGGAACTCCTTATTTACAAGTAACAGGTAGCTACCTAGTAAACAGTAAATATGTAAGAGTAAAATCCGTAAACCAAAAGACTCCTAATTATTTTGATAATAATGGAACAGCAATACCAGCATTTACTGGATCTATTCCTGCAGCTCAAAGTGGCGCATTTATTGGAGGAACTGGTGAAAATATCCCAGTAAGCTGGGTAGCTAATTTTTATGAAAATATGGGTGGTTCTAATCTCCAAGGAATAGGCCCAAATGACTATACTCAATCATTTGCAATTTTAGCAAACAAAGATGATTATAAATATAATATTATCACAGCACCTGGATTAATGCGTGCTGAAGCAGGTCATGCTTCTGTAATTACTACTTTAATTAACAACACTCAAGATAGAGGTGATGCTATTGCAGTTATTGATTTAGTAAAATATGGACAAAACCTTACTAACGTTATTGCTCAAGCTGCTGCTTTAAATACAAGTTATGCAGCCGCATATTGGCCTTGGGTTCAAATTGTAGACCCAGATACTCAAAATTTAGTATGGGTTCCTGCCTCTACAATAATCCCAGGTGTATATGCTTATAATGACCAAGTAGCTGCCCCATGGTTTGCTCCAGCAGGTATTAATAGAGGTGGTTTATCTCAAGTAGTATTAGCTGAAAGAAGATTATCTTCTGCAAATCGCGATACTTTATATTCTGCTAAAATTAACCCAATCGCTACATTCCCAGCAACTGGAGTTGTAGTATTTGGTCAGAAAACATTACAAAATAAAGCAAGTGCTTTAGATCGTGTAAATGTTCGCCGTTTATTAATTACTCTTAAAAATACTATTTCTAACATATCTAACACATTAGTATTTGAACAAAATACTTTAGCTACTAGAAATACATTTTTAGCACAAGTAAACCCATACTTAGAAAGTGTACAACAACGTCAAGGTTTGTATGCCTACAAAGTAATAATGGATGAAAGTAACAACACCCCAGACGTAGTAGATAGAAATCAATTAAGAGGAGCTATTTACTTACAACCAACTAAGACAGCTGAATTTATTATATTAGATTTCAACATCTTGCCAACTGGAGCTACTTTCCCATCATAAAACTGAAGTTTAATAATATTTATAATAAAATAATAAAAACATGGCTATTTTAAATCCAAACGAAATATTTTTTACATCCTTTGAGCCAAAATTAAAGAATAGATTCTTTATGTATGTAGAAGGAGTTCCTAGTTACCTTATTAAGGGTGTAAGCGGTATGGGATTTACACAAGAAGAAATCACTCTTAACCATATAAACACTTACCGTAAAATTAAAGGTAAATTAAAGTGGAACGACTTATCATTAACACTATTTGACCCAATTACCCCATCAGGCGCACAAGCCGTAATGGAATGGGTACGCCTCCACCACGAATCCGTAACCGGACGTGACGGATACTCAGATTTTTATAAAAAGGATGTTAAAATTGAAGTACTAGGTCCTGTAGGTGATATAGTAAGCGAATGGATCATTAAAGGTGCATTTATTAAATCTGCCGAATTTGGTGAATATAACTGGGATACTGAAGCTGAAGCTCAAAACTTAACTATGGTATTAGGTATGGATTACTGTATCTTGAACTACTAATTAAAATTAATATTTTTAAAAGAACCCACAGAAATGTGGGTTTTTTTTTATCTTCCTATTTTTCAATATATTTATATCCGAATATAAAGTTTTAACAAATAAAAATCTATGAGCGAATCAAATCCAACAACAGAAATTACTTCTGAAAAGCCAAAATTCCCTACTGAATTTATTTCTTTACCTTCTAAAGGTTTACTTTACCCAAAAGGAAATTCTCTTTCTAATGGTAAAATTGAAATGAAATACATGACAGCTAAAGAGGAAGATATTCTTACTAATCAAAATTACATTAAACAAGGAACAGTAATTGATAAATTATTGCAAGCTTTAATTGTATCTCCTATTAATTATGATGATTTAATCATTGGTGATAAAAATGCTATTATGTTAGCAGCTCGTGTTTTAGGATACGGAGCAGAATATACTTTTGAATGGAATGGAGAAAAAGTAACAGTAGATTTATCTACTTTAGAAGAAAAACCATTTAATGAAAATTTATTTGTTCCACATGAAAATGTATTCTCATACACTTTACCTCATTCAAAGAATGAAATTACTTTTAAACTTTTAACTCATGGAGATGAAAGAAAAATTGATGCTGAAGTAAAAGGACTACAAAAAATCAACAAAGCAGCATCATATGAACTTTCTACCCGATTAAAACATATGATTACATCAGTAAACGGTGATTCTGAAAGAAAAACTGTTAGAGAATTTGTTGATAACTATCTTTTAGCCAGAGATTCCCAATCATTCAGAGAACATCTACGTAATATCACCCCAGATATTGACATGACTATTTCTTTTGAAACATCAGAAGGCCTACAGGAGGGGGTCAGATTACCTATGAATACTAGCTTTTTTTGGCCTGACGCAGGAATATCGGATAAGTCTTTTTAAGCAAATACATGATATAGTATATCACGGTAAAGGAGGATACGATTGGTTTACAATATATGAAATGCCTATTTGGTTAAGAAATTTTACTCATAAAATGATTGCCGATAGTGTAGATAAAGAAAACCAAAGATATCAAAGTTCATATGGTAACAAAGGAAAAAAAGGAATGTCAAATTCTAATTCTACAGTTACCAATATAGATATAGGAAATCCTAATCAATCCGTAATAAGTGCTATAAAAAATAATCAACGAATTTAAAAGGTGTTACAAAAGTAATGCCTTTTAATATTTATAATAAAATTATAATTATATTTTTGCATGGCTAAAAAACCACCAGCTAAAAGTAAAGGTCCAGCAGCTGCTCCACCACCACCACCAGCACCTGATTATTCAGGTGCAGTTGATACTTCTAAAGGATTGTTAAAAACAATGCAAAAGTTAGGTGATGTTCAAGGGAAAGTCGCTCAAGGTGCTAAAGATCTTACTAAATCCTTTAATCAAACTAGTCAAGAAGTTGATAAAGCTGGAAAGAGTAAATTTTGGACAGTGGGTAAATCATCTATGGATGGGATGGTTAGTGGGGCTAAACTATTGGGTAAGGGAATAACAGCTACTTTAAGCCCATTAGCTATGATGGCTAAAAAATTCCTAAGTGTAACATCTATAATAAGCTTTATTACCTCTGCTTATGAAAAAGGTAAAGAAGCAGCAATGAAATTTAGTACCCAAAATACTGAATTAGCTAGAACAATGGGTCTAGCACAAGGGGAGGCATCTAAATTAGCGGGACAAGCCAGAGCCATAGGAGCACAAATGGGTATTAATAATGAAAAAGCTGTACAAGCTATGGGTCAAATATACTCAGCATTAGGATCTACAGAAAAGCTTAGTCAAAGCACATTAAATACATTTATAAGATTAAGTGTATTTGCAGGAGTATCTGCAGATACATTAGCTGAGTTAGCTAAAACTGCTAAAATCTCAGGAGAAGATGCTGGAAAATTTGCGGATGCAGTTGCAGATACTTCATTAAGCTTTATTAAAGCCAATAAAATGGCAGTTAGTATGAAGAGCGTAATGGAGGGTGTAAGTAAAGTATCTGCATCTGTTAAATTAACATTAGGTGGTTCTGCTGAAGCTATTACAAAAGCAGTATTAACTTCTAAAAAATTAGGTATGGAACTTCAAAAGGTTGAAGACATAGCTAATGGCTTATTAAACTTAGAAGATTCTATAGCTGCAGAAATGGAAGCAGAATTGCTTACTGGTAAAGATTTAAATTTAGAAAAAGCAAGAGAAGCAGCATTAAATAACGATAATGTTACTTTAATGGATGAGCTTGCTAAAAATATAGGAACTTCTGCAGATTTTGCTAAAATGAACAGAGTTCAACAAGAAGCTGCTGCAAAAGCTGTAGGTATGAGTCGTGAAGAATTAGCTCAAACTTTAGCTAGTCAAAAAGCAGTAGTAGCAGAAAATGGTACTTTAGTGGATAGTCAAAAAGATGGAGCCAAATCAATGGAATCTAGTGCTTCTATGGCTGAACAGTACCAAAGACGACAAGAAGGAATAGCAGCTGCATTTATGGGAATCTTCCAAGCACTAGAACCAATTGTACTAGCATTCCAGGAATTATCTACTAAATTAGCCCCACCATTAGCTAAATTATTAAGTGCACTTGTTCCTATAATAATGCCAATTGTAGATTTAATTATACAATTAGTAGAGGCATTTGCGGGTATTTTAAATGAACTTATTCCTCCAATTATAGAAATTGTTAAAGTATTAGTAGATGCAGTCAAACCACTATTCCAGATTTTTATGGATATAATGGCGGCTGTTCTTCCTCCTATAAAAGCTCTTTTAGAAGCATTAGTACCTGTTATACAATCAATATTTGCTGCTCTTCAACCATTT